TGATCCTCGCCGTCGTATGTCACGCCGTCGTAGACCACGATCCGCTTCTCTGCAAACTCGTCGAGGTTCATAAAGGTTCGCGCATTGTCACGCGCGACCATGTCCTTGAATTTGCTCATACCACCGGCGCGGCGGCGCTCAGATCAAGAAGATCATCCTCACTGATTTCCTCGCCCGGCTCGACGGGCACGGCGACGATTGCCGCAATCAGGTCATCTTTCTTGCGGAGCTTCGCCGTTTCAATGCCAAGCTCGGCGGCAAGTTCCTTGAGCTGCGCCACCGTCATTTCCTGCAGCTGCTCCGTGTCGAGATGGGCTTCTGCGTCGCTCTCTGCGCCGTTTTCTTTGTTGGGCATATCGGCGCAGGGGGCTGCATCGTTCCTGCCCGTGCTGGCGCTTGCAACAGGCGCTTCGTCTACTTCACGGACGATCGCTGCGACGCCGAGCGCAACAAGACGCTGCTCGACCTCCGGTGCGGCTTCAAAGAAGCCGTCGTCCGGAGTATATACGCGCTTGCCGATGCGGGTAGCGCCAGAAATCATTCTTACCATACGCCGTTCCCTCCTCAGGCGAGGACGTTCTTCGCCACACGCCACGGATTGCTGCGGTTCGGCACGAACAGCGGACGGCAGGAAAGCTGCGTCTCGCGCGCAGGCGGACGGATGGTGAAGATATGCTGGGGGACGCGCTTACCGGCGTAAGTATGGAAGTGGCCGTCCGTTTCCATCTGCGTCACGGCACCGTACAGACCGCGTCCGACATTGGGCGCGATAACGATGACTGTGCCATCAGGTACATAGGCTACATCGCTGCCGCTGTCGCCGACGTAGGTGCCATCCGACACAAGGATGGGCATCACGCGGCCCTTGAAGTTGAACGAGCCAATCTGATAGACGAATTCGGTCAGCTCGGTCGGGTTGATGCGTCCCATTTCCGCACGGCGGTTGTCCAGCATGGCAAGAATCCAGCCGTCTTCCATCAGGAAGTCGCCGACGTCCTGCGCCACGACAATTTCACGCGCAGGGCGGCCGCTCTGCGTCAGCTCGTGAATCATGGCACAAATATCGTCATACCAACTGCCGGGGGTCCACTTGCCGTCGGCGTAGGTGCTGTGCGTCCACTTGGCGGACGGTGTGAACTGCGTCGGGTTGTTTGTGCCGTCATAGAACTGAACGCCGATGTCTTCGTAGACGTCGGCACGGTCGGTGCGGTGGCGCATGGTCGTGCCGTTGTTCAGAATGGTGTTGACGGCGAGCAATTCTTCAGAACGGGAAATTCGAGCAGAAAGCTCTGCCAGATCGCTCACAAGGAAGTGGCGTTCACGCTCGGCGGGAGTCGCCTGAGAGAGCAGGGATTCGCCGAAGCCGCGGTTCTGAAGCTGGTCAAGCGTCAGAGGCATGGAAACGGCAATGTTCGCCGGTTCGAGTTCTGCCGTGCTGAAGCCGTCACGGGTGCCGGGAATGGAGCCAATGCGCGGCAGTACGAAGGGCGCTCGCTTCTGCTTTTCTTCCTTGTAGTCCGCAAGGACACGGGAGGTGCCGAAGATGTCCATCGCGTTGTCGGTCGGGAAGTAACGGTTTTTGAAGAACGACTGCTCCAGCGGAACTTCGCGCACCGCTGCGAGCATGAAATAAGTGCTGTAAATATCCATAGTTTCAGTGCCCTCCTTACATCACGTCGGTGAGGATGATGTTGTAGTGGCGCAGCGCATCCTCGTCGTCAGCAGACAGCGTGTGACCAGACTTTACGATCACAGCAGAGCGGTTGAAGTTGCCGCAGCGATAAGCGACGGCGACAGCGTCCGCCGTCTTACCGACGGTCACATCGTCTGCAAGCACACAGTACGGCGTCAATACCTCGGCGGCTACCGGCGAATCGCCAGTTACGGCCGCCTGCGCGGTCGTGCCAAGGATGACGCACTTACCGTCGCGGCTGGACATGGCGAGGATCGTGCCACGCTTGTAGGTTGTTTCTGCGCTGCCTTCCTTGCGGATGGTGATGCCGAACGCTTCTGCTGCCGGGGACAGCTTTGCGATCAGGTTATCGACTGTGCAGCTGCTGATCGGGCGTACAAGATTCTTGTTCATGGCTTACTTGCCCTCCTTCTTCTTCATAAAGGCTGCAACAGCAGCTTTCGCCGCTGCCTCGATGGCTTCCGGACTGCTTTCGTCCTTCTCGCCGCCCTCGCCATCCGCACCTGCGCCGGGTGCTGCACCGACGCTCCCTGCACCAGATTCCTCGGAATCCTTGTCCAGATTGGCGAGGAAACTGCGCCCCTGCTTTGCAGCAGCCTGTGCAGCACGATAGGCAAGCTCCTGCGCGGAGCATTTCTTCGCGCCGTACTTGGCTTCCTGCACCAGCTCATCGCTGAACAGAGCGGATACCTCGTCGATCTGCTGCATACGGCGCTCCTCAGCCTGCACCGCTTCGGTGACGGCGGCATTGGTATCAACGACCGCACGTGCGTCCGCCTCCACCTCAGCAACCAGTTCCGGGTACTGTGCCCGGAGTTCTTCCTTGGTCATGGAATTTCCTCCTTTTTCACCGCCTGTGACCACAGGCTGATTTTCTTCTATCGCAGCCGACGCTTTCGCGTCGGGTGTGACCGTAGGGATATTTTTCGGCAGCGTCATACCGGGGCAGAGGTGCATTGCGCGCCCGCCCACAAAGAGCGTGCGGCCGTTCGCACTCGCCGCAATCTGAACCGGCTCGGAGTCCTCGATGACCTCGTCAGCAAAGCCTTTTTCCACAGCTTCCTTGCCGGTCATATAGGTTTCGTCGCTCATCATATGACTGATAACTGTATCGCTCATGCCGCTTTTGCGCTTGTAGATGCTGACCATTGCCGTGTCATAAGCGTCCATCGCTTCGGCGCTCTTTCGCAGATCATCAGCGTTGTATCCGCCAAACAGGAACGACCAGCCTTTGTGAATCATCACGAGAGAGGACGGGTTGACCTTGACCGTATCGCAGGCGCACATGATGACGCTTCCCGCGCTCATGGCCACACCGTCCACAATGCAGGACAGGTGCGTCCCCTTCGCCGCAATCTCGCGCAGCCGGTTATGAATCACAATGCCGACAACTGCGTCACCGCCGTAGCTGTTCAGCCGAATCGTCACGTTTTTGCAGCCTTCCACTGCTGCAAGGTCCTTTAAGAACTCGTCCTGCGCAATGTAGCTGCCTTCCTTCTTTTCGCCTGTCCACCAGTCTGTCGGCCACTTTTCCACAACGTCGCCGTACATCTGGATTTCGGCATTTTCGCCGTCCGTGCTTGCCAGCGCATAAAACTTACGCTTGATGTTGAATTTAGGCATTGCCTTCGCCGTCCTTTCTCATGTTGCTTTCGGAAATTGCATCCTCTTTTTGGTGTGCCGTGCTTCCAGCGGCTTTCAGCAGCTCGTTTTCGAGCTTTAACTGCTCCGCATTTTCCTCCCAGTCGCCGCCGCCCAACTCGCGGGTGATCTGCTCGTGGGTCTTTACACCACAGGTTGTCAATGCGATTGCCGCTTCTGCCTCCTTCTTTGGGTCTAGCTGGCCCTGCACCGGTCCAATCCACCGGGCACTGCACCATGCCGTGCGGACAAGCGGGTCATCAAAAAAGCCAGGAGCTTTGATGCGGCCACGGGCTACGGCTTCTGCAAGCCATGTCTCATATACAGGCTGGCAGAATCGGTCGACCAGCCACGTCCTGCGCATTTTGAATGCTTCCCATGCTTCCAGCAATGCGCCTCGGCTGGCAGAATAGGAACTGTCAAACTCTTTAAGCAGCACGTCATAAGGGATTTCCAGAGCCGCGCCAATCATGCGGCAGATTGCCTTGACAAAGACCTCAAAGCCCGCCGTGGGGATATTCGGATTGCCGAAGACGACTTTCTCGCCGGGAGCGAGGTGTGCTACTGTACCCGGCCCCATTTCGTACTCGTTGGGGTCGGCGGAAATGTTGTTCGCACCGGAGCCGTCGGGATTGCCGGTCGGAACGCCGGTAATGTCGCCCGCGCCGACCTCGTTGAAGGGCGTACCGGACTGATCGGTTTCCGTCTCAATCCACGCCGTGAAGAAGCTCTGCACCAGCGCCGCCATCAGCTCCGATTCCGTGTAGCGGCGAAGCTGCAGCAGCGGCTCAATGACCTGCGCCAGATACGGGACGCCGCGGTACTGATCTGGCCGCTCGGACATCATAATGTGCAGAATATTCGGAAGCCCTGTGTGCGTGCCGTAGGCAAGTACACGCGTCCATTCGCGCTTCTCTTCCAGATTCGTAAACAGCGGGTAAGTATTGCAGACGTGGTACGCCAGCACACGACCATTGCCGTCAATCTCTACGCCATCGTAGACCTTATGCCCCGCGCCCGGCTTTCCGCTTGGGATTTCACCGGCTGACAGATTCAGGAGAGAAAAGCCGCCATATTCATCTGGTGTGCAAATGCGATCTGCTTCCAACAGGTGGACGCGCAGAGAATACGGATTCAAAGCTGTTGGCTCATATCGTTTGAACAGAGCAAAGACGTCGCCAGACATCAGCCACGCCGTCAATGCCTGTTGCTGCAACCCAGCAAAGTTGTTTAAGCCGATTGCATCGCAGTTCTGCGGCTTCGAGGCCCATACGCAGAATTCTGCTTCTGTTGTGCGCTGCCACAACTTCGCTGCTTCCGGTGTCATTCCAAGTACGTCGCGGTCAATGGACGATTTCAGACTCAAGCCCGTACCGACGACCTTTGTTCGGTTGGTGTTGATTGCACTCGTTGCCACAGGTGCAGCCATATAAAGCATTCGGCTCCGCTGCCGAAGCGTACAGTTGTTCTGATTGATGTCCTCCTGCGGCGATCCGCTCGACGGCGTGAAGCCCCGCATCGCTCTTTTTGTCGTACTGGCGCCAGCTTCGCTGTAGCCCCTTGCCGATACACGCCGGACAGTTACTTTTTCGCTCAATGCTTTCGCCTCCTGTGAAATAGAAAACGGACACTCTGGCGGCGAAAGGAGAAAACTCCGCCGGAGCGCCCGTGCAAAAGCCCTTCCGGGCGAATTGCTGTATTTATCATTTTCGTGACCTCACGAAAATGCTCACCAATCACGGGGGATG